AGAAACTTTAGATAATCTGTTCGAGAAGTTTCCTACAGTTCAAAAGCATTTAGAGTATATGCAACAAGGAGGAGACCCTAGTGATTTTATGAGGGCTTTTACTCCTGAAGTAGATTACTCTAGAGTAGAGATTAAAGACGAGGATACTAACACTCAAAAAAGAATCCTTAACGACTACTTTATAGCTCGAGGTACAGAGGAAAATTTTATCGGGGATATGATAGAATCATATGAAGATAAAGGTACCCTTAAAGATAAAGCGGAAGCAGCTAAAAAAGCTTTGTCTGATGCACAAGCCTCTCAAAGAGATGCAGAGCTTAATAGACAAAAAGTAGAGGCTGAAGAGCAAAGAAAAGAAACAGAGGAAATGTGGAGATCTGTAGGTACTACTATTCATGAGAATAATGACCTAGCAGGTATTCCAATCTCACAAAGAGATAAAGCAAAATTCTTCGAGTATATATCAAAACCTATAAATGCTGAAGGCGCCACTCAAAGAGATATGGACTTTCAAAAAGCTGGGTTGGACCAAAAATTGGCCGTAGACTATCTAGTGTATAAAGGTTTTGATATAGGTAAATTTATTGGGAAGAAGGCAACTACAAAAGCTGCTAAATCCCTAAAAACAAAGTTAGAAAATCATAGTAAAAAGGCTAAAAGTGTCCGAACTGCTAATAGCAGTGTAAGTGGAGATATTGATTCTTTAGATCTTGACATTTCTAACCTAGGAGGCTGATCTCCGAACTTTAAATACTAGAAACAATGATTAATGGACCAGCTAACGGAGGAACTAACATCTCCGTTGTACGCACGACTTTCAACGATGCGCAGATGACAGACATGAACAGTCTGGCTAACGCAATGTTGTCAAAGCCGACTGAGCTGTCTCCGATAGTCACACACCTCGCAGGCCGAGATGATATGCGTTTCCCACTTTCATTTTTGTCTGAAGGTGTAGGTAATGTAGAATCAATCGACCGATTGGAGTATGAGTATCGTGTAGCAACTCGAAAACTAATGACTCGCCCTGTGGCAGTCACTAACGGTGGAGCTAACCTTGGACAAGGTGGATCTACTTTTGAATTAACATTCCCTGATAAGTGGTTTGTATTTCCTTACGTTCTTGTGAACGGAGCAGGAGAGCAAGCTCGTATTATGAGAGAGCCTGTTGCTTCTGGAAATGGACAAGGATGGGTATACACCCTTCAACTTGTAAATCCAGCTGCAGCTACAGTTCTAACTACAGGATTTAATGCAGGAGACCTATGGGCTCAGTTGTTTGCTCCAGTTGGAGTTGACTTCTCTCGTGGAAATGCTTCTAACTGGCAAGCTCCAGGGCTTGTACGTAATAAGCTTACCACAGTACGTAAGTCTTACCATATGTCAGGTAACGCTAAAGATTTTGTAGCAGAGTTCTCTCTTCCTAAGAAAGGAGGCGGTACTACAAAGCTTTGGATGGATTACGAAGAGTACCAGCACATGCTTGAGTTCAAAGAGGAATGCGAGATGATGTACTGGTATGGTCAGCGTACGTATGGCGATGACGGTGTAGTTAATATGCGAGATGAGAATGGACAACCAGTTGTGGTAGGTCCAGGTCTTCTTGAGCAGATCATCAACCGTGAGACCTATGCTTCTTTGACTGAAAACCAACTTTTGAATATTATCGGTGACCTTTTCTATGGTATGACTGATGCTAACCAAAAGCAGGTTACTCTTTACACTGGTACAGGTGGTATGCGTGAGTTTGACGCTGCAATGAAAGCTTACTTCGGTGGCAATCAGTGGCAAGCAAGTGCAACTACTGAGTTCATCAACGGATCAGGAAGAAATCTTGGACTTACAGGATACTTCAAGCGTTATGAGCATATTGATGGTCATGCTGTCAATGTGGTTAAAATGCCGTTGTTTGATCACGGTCCTGTTGCTCGTGCTCGAGGTCTTCATCCAGTATCTGGATATTCTTTGGAGTCTTATCGAATGGTATTTGTTGACCAGTCTAACTATGACGGTAAAGCAAATCTTAAGATGATCTCTAAGAAGGGACGTGAGCACCTACGATGGTGTGTTCCAGGGTCTGTAGTACCTAAAGGGTTTGATGCCAACACTTCACGTGCATCTGACGTAGACGGTGCTTCTGTACACATGTTGAAGACTGGTGCTGTCTGCTTGAGCAGATTTGATACTAGCCTTGATATTGAGTGCGTAGCATCATAAGTAAACTGTAAATAGGAGGGGGAGAGGAAATTAATTCTTTCCCCCTTTATTTACTTCTTGAGTGAGTTATTCTTTTCATCTCAAGAAACCTTAACTAGAAAGAATTATGACAACAAAAACAAAAAAGGAAACTGCGCCTAAAGCAGCGGCTGAGAAGGATGTCGAAACAACAACTTCAAAAAAATCCACCACTGTAGAAGCATCTATAGACTTTGGAACTAAGAAAATCTATATCCGAAGAAAAGAAGTGGCAAGCCATCTCCCTAAAGAGATTCGAGCAGAAGCAGTAGTTAAACTTTCAAGTGTATTTGTAAACCGTCAACCCTTAAGAGGGTTCATGGATACAGGTCTAGAAACCAAATATCTCGCAACACTTTTGGATGTAGGTCCAGATGATAGAGAGTGGTCTAGATATGTGCGTAGGTTTTGGGCTGAACTTAGAATCCCTATAGGATTTGCAGGTATGGAGCTTGAAGTGGGAAAAGATCAAGATGGAGAACCTCTTAATCTGATGGATTACATAAAATATAATTTTGCAAAAAGGCACCCTCTTGTAGCAGATAGTATTGAGGAAATGGAAAAAAGTTCTCTTATGAGATTTTATATCCAAGACCCTAACAAAGACGATAAGAAAAAGAACAATGCTGTTCAAGTTGCTAAACGTGCTGATAGGGAATTTATCAAAGCTTCTGACGACACTGTAAGAATGAAAAACATTCTACGAGTTTTAAGTAATGTTAAAGTGGATAGCTTAGATGCAGAGCAAGTAGAAAATATGCTCTTCGATCTTAAGCAAAAAAGTCCAGCAAAATTCCTTAAATTTGCTACAGATGATAATCTGGACATAAGAGCAGAGATAAGCTCGTTTATAGAATCAGGTGTACTACATAAAGTAGGGGGCGCTATAGTGAATGTAGACGAGACAGTTGGAGAGGATATGGACGATGCTATAAGGGTACTTAAAAATCCTAAGCGGTCCGGCCTATTAAATACTCTTAGACTCCGACATAAGGAACTTTCAAACTAAGAAAGCGTGAACGTAACTGATATGCATATTTCCCTGCGCCAGACGGTGGACAGGATTAACTCTCAAAGAGCAGATCAACTGCTTGATGAAGAGATAGACTTGGAATTAAACCGTGCTATGCAAAGGTTTATAAACCAGAGGTACGGGAAAAATAATGTATATCAGGAAGGTTTTGAAGAATCGCAAAAGAGAATAGATGAACTACGCACCCTCCTCGTTGAGTACGAGGCGGGTGTAACGTTCAAAGAGGAGCTAAGTCCAGGGAAAATTTTTGTCGACCAGTTTCAACTACCAAAAGATTACATGTATTTGGTAAATCAACGTTCTAAAATTTTTACTGAAAACTGTCAACCTTTAGTATCTACATACGAACCTGCAGACGACATCCACTATTTTACTTTTAACTTTCTTCAGTTAATGGTCAATGGTAATGAGTTTGTAGACAGTATAAGGATACAGAATACTGAATTTGGTACAAATCCTACTACTTTCCCTACAGTATGGCAGGCAAGCTCCCAACTCGTTTCTTTTGGGTATGTTCCACAGGCATATCCTAGTTGGTATGAGCACGTTGTAGTAGATATGCTTACAAACCCTCAACCTGGATTTGAAATATACGCGGAGTCTTACGGTCCGTTAAACTTTCCAGGACAATTTATTGTAGTTGTAGATGTTGATGGTCCTGGTGACTTTTTTAACTGGGATGGTTCAGGAGGATTTGATCCTACACCTCTTGTATCTGTAGATTCTTCAAACAATCAACTAGCTTTTGTACCACCTCATTTTCATGATCAAAGTGGGGTTCTTACAAGAGTACCTAATAGTAATACTGTAACAGAGGACACAGTACTTAATAAGTTTTCGCAACAAGACGATATATACAGACTTTTAGACGATCCTTTTAATTCTACTACACACACTTCTCCACTTACAACTATACGTGGTAACTTTATAGATATATACACAAATGCTATATTTATAACGTCGAGTGCAAAAATTACATACTTAAGGAAACCTCAACCTATCTCGCTATCTTTGGGCTATAATTGCGAATTACCTGATCATACACATGAAGAGGTAATAGCAATGGCAGCCTCTTCAATTTTAGAAGAATCCTCTGATCCAAGATATAAGACTCAATTAGGAGAGGCTATGAACAGAGAATAATTTTTATTTATCAATTTAAAATATAATAAGCTATGAGACAGCTATTAATTTCAGACGGAACTACTGCGGAAGCAGCACCGTACACAGGAGGTTTACTTCCAGCAGGAGCTATTGACGTTGTAGGACTATCCGCAGATGGTTTTACTCCTATTACTGCAGGTCAAACTATTGCAGATTCTTCTGCAATTCGACTTGTACAAGGTACAGGAACATCAAATATTGTATCCCCTTGGATTGAGGGTGTAACTGTCACTCGATGGACAGGAGAATCTTTTGCGGCACAACAAGCACAAACAAGTACTATCACTATTGCTGGTACTGCAAGTGCAGCATTTAATGCAACTGTAAAGATTACAAGCCGAGCAATCGGTCAAGCTCAGTTTGAGCGTAGAAGTTACACAGTAGCTGTTGCATCAGGAGATGTTCAAAACACTATTGCTGCAGCTATCAACACTGCAATCAATGCTAATCTTCCTGCTTTCATAGCTAGTTCAGCTGTAGTTGGAAACGTTATTACTCTTACAGGACAAACTTTTGATAGTGATCCTTACAGAGTACTTTCTTCTTTTGAAACTCAAGAAGACATTGATGGTACTTTTACTACTACTGCTACTATTGCTGCAGGAAACACTCCGGATCTAGGAAACGGTGGTGATGGAAACTTGATTGTAGAACTTGAAGCTAGCCTACAAGGTATGGGTCGAGGATACTACGACC